GTAAAACTTGGAGAAGAAACATCATATCCAGATTATTTTGAATCATTTACCAGTGGGGAAGATGTTATTTATAAAGGGGAATCACAGGAATGGAATATGCGGACTGAATATTTGGAAAATAATTCTGACCTTATAGGTGAGTTCAAGAAATTACGTACTTCTGTGGAAGAAGGTACCTATGATCCAAGTAAACATGCTGTTAAAATGTCTGCAGGGGATGTTCCTCCAGGCTTAGAAGTTGAAACTCGAGTTAATGTTGGAAATTTCACTCAATCTATTGGATATGATCCAGATAAGAAAGAATATTACTATAGCATGACTGATGTATGGGATTTTGAACCTGAAATGTATGCTGAAAATTGGTCTAACTATGGTGGAGATAGTGGTTCAGCTGAAAGATACCAACAAATATATAATCAAGCTGCATTAATGGAAGGTGTAGGAAAATCAGTAGGATTTTATGATAGGTACACTATTCCTGATAAATACATTAAAATGTGGGGTGGTGATTTTGGTAGTGAAGATATTACAGATAAATTAATGGATCGTTTCAAGGAAGATTAGAACTTATCGTCCGTCTTTGATCCAATAAATATCTTGAAGTGAAATATTGATACTTCAAATACTATCCCAAATATGTCATCCACTGTAAAGCAAAAACTAAATGGGAACATACTAACACGCCAGTAGTTGGTGTTATAATCCAACCCAAAATAATAACTTCCTATTTGATTCATTTAATTAACCCTATAAATTGATCTATTTCAATAACAGCATATGTTTTGCTGTTGTTACGTTTTAATACCAATACTGGTACACCTTCTCCAGCATTGTCTTCAGCTTGTTGTAGGCTTTTCCATAAGTCCATACGTTCCTTATTCTTACATTCAAAGCTATACGGAATAGATTGTCGAGCTTTAGGGGACAGTACAATATCCATCCCTGTCATACCCATAGTTTGAGATTTAATATCATCTTCATGTAATTTAGGAAATGCAGTGCGCAATGCATCACGCAGCATATTCTGCAGCCGACGGCCTTTCGCTTTTACGGATTTTACTCTCATGGATTTAAACCATTACTTTTACGCATTTCATGTTCTAAATCCTGATTATCTTTAAACTGGCCATTAAGCCAGCCATCAATATATTCTAGATCATGCTTGATACGTGGTACTGAAAACTCCATTGGCACTTTTGTAGTCGGTAGGGGGGTCAGATCCCTCGCATAGATCACTAGACGTGATATCTTCCGCAGTATGTTGTTCTGTATCATGTTCTTCTCTCCTGTTTTGTTGTTTTAATTTAGGCCACATATCTAATCTCTTCAAAGCATTTTTAATTGTATTAGGAGGTGGCGTTAGTCTGATCTCTGTTAGTTGAGATTCTAAATCTTTTTTGTGTAGTTTCATTGCTACTAAATCTTGTTCATTTTGTAAAATATCCAGAGTTAAATCTTTGATTGTTTTACGCAATGTTTGTTCGTTGAATTTCATATAGTTTCCTTTATTATAGATGTGGACGTACTGCAGTTAAATCTAATGTTGTTCCGAGGCGGGCCCTAAGTACGTATTTGTGACCCTGGAGAATAGGTGTAGACCTATGTTGGTAAGTTATGCCAGTTGGGAACATAAAAATAGTATTTTTTTGTGGCTTAAAACTAATATCAAATAGTTTAAATTCAAAATCTCCACCAGTGTAATCATCATTCAAATAGATTAAACATACAGCTAGATCTACCTTTAAATTCTCATTTCTTGCAGGTGTATCATAATGCCATTTATATTGTCCCCCTGTCTTGTAATGTAAGATATTATAACCAAAATCTTCTGTTAAGTAATTCTCACCTAATGGTGTTGAATATAGAGATATTGCATTGGTAATAAGATTAAAGGTAGTTTGATCATATGATCCTGTTATGTCGCGTAAAAATGTAATGTCATAATCTGTTCCTGCTTTCTTTGCAAAATCTCTATTTGAATTAAGCCATACATTATCATACCATTTTTCTTCATTTTCTATAACTTTGTTAATTAAACCATCAAATAATTTATCTTCAAAATGTCCGACAAATATACCTGGAGCAATAAACTTATGATCTAAGATAGAGGCCCTACTCATGCAGAGCCTCCATCTTTATCTTCCACCTCTTCCCCAATTCGCGTTTGGTACATTTTTTACAGATTATTAAGGAGTCCCAGTCAACTAGGTCAGGGAGGCTAGGAACCGCTGTATAGGCATGCATTTTAAAGGATACAGTATCACATATCTGGCATCTACCGTTAGGTGTAATACCAATATAGTTACTTATTCTCATCAACCATACCCCAAAGTAGGCACAGATAAACAATAGCATCTGTTATACGTCCGGTCACCTCTTCACGTTGTGAAGTATGTCCATTAATATGAGATGCAATGCCATCAATATGTTTCATGAAATATGTCATTAGCACTGCTTCCTTAGGTTGTCCAGTATAGGATCCAACTCTACGAAAGTTTGCAAACACATCTTCATCAGCACGAGCATATTCTGCTTGTCCTTCATCACGAGTTTTATTGATAATTACGAAGATTTCCTTCATTAATTTATCCATTTCAGGCTTGGTCATAAGGTTATAATCCTTGCATTGTCTACTTTTAGTTCCACTCTAATTTGTTCTCTTTCGCGGTTTTTATCACTTTTCAGTAATAATGTATCAATCAAACCTTCTTCATTTCTGAAGGGTTTCAAAGATAACAACTTATTTGCGTTATATGCAACACGAAAGGAACCTCTGGTAGAAGCAATATCCATACCTTCTCTGAAAGCTGACTTTGATATCTCAGATACAGCAAATACAACTACATTGTGTTTGACTGCAATTTCCATCAATGCCTGGGATGCTTCTTCTACCTTCATGTTATTATCCTTCTGTTTACTCCTAAATAATCCAAGATGGTCTACAACTACTATCTCAGGTTTATTAGGTAGCATGGAAATACGTTTATCAAGTTCGACAGGATAACATGGTGAGTAATCAACAGTTAGCCATTCAAACTCTTTATCAATTCCATTTTGGAAGGATTTATAATGTGCTGCGAGCTCCACTTCACTCCATCCTTTGGCAATCATAACGAATCTAGTCCATATTTGACGTGGAGACATCTCCATTTCCATAAAGTACGTAGGTCGTTTAAAGTGCGCCATCCAATTCTGAAGTAGCATTGTCTTCATGGATGCAGGAGGTGCTTGTAGGATTACCACTTCACCAGGATATACAGGAAAGGTTTGTCCATAGATTTTCCCTATATCTATTGGTGCTAGATCTTTACGGAGAAATTCTATCAATGCCTGTTCCATTGAAGAGGCGTCCATCGTAGACTGGGATTTTTTGACTTTGTAAAGCCTACAGGTATTTTTGCAGTATTCATCCATAATAGGATCACTACATCCATACCGATATCCATGTCCACCATGGCCATCGTAGCAATTTGTTACTATTTTATCCATCTCAGCTTTCTTGAATGGACTGTGAGCATTGTCAACTTTCTGTCTCCAACCCTCCAGTACATACCTCACTACACCTTCAGGATATAGCCATCGAAACCATGCTGCTAATCTTAATGCAACATTATGTCTACTACCCATAGGCTGACTTTCTAACATACTGCTAATGCAGGGATAGTTAGAGGGATCAGGTGACCTTCCTTCGTTCACTACGGTATCCTTTTTAGGCGTTCCCTTAGGGGTAGAAAGAGATAACGTGTCAAAGACGGGGTTACATTCCAGTAGGTTATTTAATAGCTTCTGTGGGTGTTTTGCGTAAGTTAGTATTTGTTCAATTGGCTCAGTTAGCTCTAGCCATTTGTTAGGTATCTGTACCTTATATAGGTTAGATTTGCCATTTCTAGTATTAACGATACGAATCAATCTAGGCTTATCCGTTACAGCTGGATCAGCATATTCAAATATACCTGCATTTGTTAATGCTTTCTTTACTGTCATATGTAAATCAGCGGCTGGTTTCCATCTAAAGGCATCTGCGGGAATGCCTAGATGAAATCCAGTACCACTGAAATAGGCATTGTACGGTATATCCATATCATGGAGATACAGTGATAACCCATATGCTTTTTCTCTAGCACTGTCTACGTTAGCTCCATCTACATCTAAGATAAACTCATCTGGTAAGTAAATTAAACCATCGTAACCTGCTAATGTATTATGGCTAGCAAAGAACTCCTTTACATAATCATCATATTCATACAATGACATAAATGTATCTGAGTCTAAACCTTGCCATTCTGATTCTTTATCAGCTTCCTGAAAGTAATGTCTTCTATGGAGGCTGAATGCAAATTCTCTTGTCATATTAAACTCCTTCTCTATCTTCTGGTTCTACATAGTCTTCCATATCAATATATTTACATAAGCAATCATCTTCCATCTTTCTACATGTTCCACAAATTGCTCCATCTAATACATCTTGGCAAAAACCACACACTATTCCACTTGTTATTGGTTTGTCACATTCAATGCAATGATTAGGCATTGGCTTTAGTATCATTGGTTAACCTCCAGCAAAAGCAGGGTCTTCCATAGGGTCCCATAACCTTTATTGTGGTCTTTGCTAATCGACCATT